GAAATGTCGATAAGGGTTATCTTCCTCTTGATGATAATAAGCCACGATGCTTATATCGTAGGCCAGTGCAAATTCTCTACACTTCCCCGCTAATGTTTTAGGCATTTGTTTCTCCTCGTTATCATTGTGTTCCACGTGAAACAATTGTCCCTATTTAAATGGTCTATTTAAAAGGGGACTTTTATGCTGATCGGTTTTCTCTGATAATTTTTGTAATGGTTGGTTCGCTCAGGTTTAAGATACGGGCAATGCCTCGCATACTTTTGCCTTTATTGTGCCGCTCTAACACTCCTGCCACTAACTCAGCGTGAGTCTTATAAGGCCCAGTTGCCTTTGGTCTTCCTCGTTTCATAGATTACCCCATTGTTGTGCCATAGCATCAGCGATGCCTTGATAGGTTTTGCTGCGTATCTTCCAGCGGTCAGGTGATGGCCCCAACTTCCAAATCCGCTGCTCTCTGCCCTCTACAATATCGGTGGGTTCGAGTTTTGGTAGATTGTGAAGCCAAAAGCCAGTTTTCTTACACTCTCCATGTCCAAATTGCCACGGCTGGACGTACTGGCTAGATTTTATTGGAAGCACTCCGACGGGGTTCTCCATGCAAACAGCCTCAGCGCATTTCTTCGCAAGCTCGAACATTTCAAGCGTATATTCAATAGCTTCAAGCCTTTGGTTATGTTTTGGTTTGCCTGTACCGTAATGGGCATTGCCTGAGACACAGAGCGCAGTACAGGGCGGGTGCATGATAATCAAGTCCCAATGGCGTTGCCCTGCGAGCGTCATTTGCACCGCCTTCTTGGCGTCCATCGTCAAATGAAACTTGCTTCCATCGTCGGCGGGTTGTAGGTCGCATGACCACGCCTCATGTCCTAGTTTTCGGAAGGCTTCACGGACTGTGCCGCTGGATTCGTAAGCAATGAGAACGTTCATACATGCCCCCAAGTTGCACCCGATTGAGTGACCGCGCTTTCAAGCATACCTTGCGAGCCGATAGCGATGGCGTCTGTTATTTCCCATGCGAGCCATTCGGCAATCTCAAAGGCACCGTCAAGGCCGTCCCAGTGGTTCGGGTCGATTTGCAATGATGAAAGACTGCCGCCTTTTAGCCATAGGTAAACCAATGACCCCTCAGTTTGTGCCGATTCAATATCGGCGTAGTGGTAAAACTCTGTGATCTCTCTGCTGATTGGTTGCTGTAACAATTCGGCGTTATCGTAGCTCATCGGATGCCCTCGCAGTTTGGTTTCAGGTTGTCGTAATCGGGCCAATACCCGAGGCAGACGTTGTATTGATATTCCTTGGACATGCTAACCTCGTGGGCATAGTCCATTGACGAGATCCAAAGCAAGGCCGCAATTACTGCCACGGCGATGCAAATTTTGGTCAGGCGGTTCATTGGCATTCCTCAAATACATTAGAAAGGGCTATTTGCTTGGCAAGCTCAACCTCTGAGACTTGCATATATCCAGCCAGTTGGTCGGCCATGTCGGAGCATTTTTTTGACATTGACTCGTCAGGGGCGGTGATGGCAAGCTCCAGTGCAAGCACCAGAGCCTCGAAGTTATCAGACAATTCAAGTTTCGTCATTACGCGCTCCTCGATAAACGATATTCTTGGACAAAATCAGCAACGCTGCCATCCCAAAAAGTGTCAAATTTATCAGTGAAATTAACGCGCTTTTGAGCCAACAAGTGACCGCCTTTGACGGTGTACCTAAATTCTGAATCACCGTGGATCTCATGAGACTGGGTTAATTCGGCTTTTTCATTGCGCCGTAAAAATGTTTCAACCTTAACGATTGGAGCACCGTTTTCTTTGGTGAAATACTGAGCAGCACCTTCAGGGTATCCATCGTGGTGGATGTAAACCGTATGGGTGCCTGACCATTCACTGATAAATTGATAAGTTGCTCGTGTTGCCATGTGTGTAACTCCTTGCTGTTTTGTTTTCGTTGAACTAATTATAAGGCGAAAACGATACAAATAACAAACTTTTTTTTGCATATATTAGATGATTTATTTTGCATAAATTGTGCTAAAATTGTTGGGAATTCAGTTGACTCTACGACATGATTGAGATCACGCGGTTTGCATTATTCGGCGACAGGACATTAGGAAGGCTAAAAATTGACGACCTTGAACTCTGGACAATCGAACGCCCCTGGATCAACAACGTGCCATTTAAGTCTTGTATCCCAACAGGGCAGTACAAAGTCAGACGCACAAATTCCCCAAGGTTTGGGCCAGACACATGGCAGGTTCAAGACGTTCCTGATCGGACTCATATCTTGTTCCACGTTGCTAATACTTCTGCTGATGTCGTGGGCTGCATTGGTTGTGGGATTAGCCTTTACCCTGATCTTAATGGGGTGGGTAGCAGTCGCAAAGCAATGGGAAAGTTTGACAGCTATCTGGCAGGGTTGGATGAAACGGATCTGGTCATAACGACAGGCGCAATAATGTAAAACCATTCCACGAGAGGGGATAATGGCAGACCTAAAGATCGATTACATATCAGCAAGCGACCTTGTTCCATACAAAAACAATTCTCGCACCCATAGCAAAGAGCAAGTGGAACAAATCAAGCGCAGCATGACTGAGTTTGGTTTTACCAATCCGATGCTGATCGATGAGCACAACGGCATTATTGCAGGGCATGGGCGGCTTCAAGCAGCACAAGAACTTGGCATTAAATTAGTGCCTACTATCCTGTTGGAAGGCTTAACAGAAGCACAACGCAAGGCTTACGTCATTGCCGACAATAAACTGGCCTTGAATGCTGGCTGGGACTTGGATGTTTTGAAGCTGGAAATTGAATTGCTTGGTTCAATGGACTTTGATTTGGATATTTTGGGGTTTGATGAGCAAGAGTTAAGCGGCTTGTTTGATCCGTTACAGGAAGACAATCCAGAATTAAAGGAAGAAAGTTATTCACAAGTTTTCAACATCATAGTCAATTGCGAAAACGAAGCGCATCAAGAGCGGGTTTACAATGAATTGATAGAAAAGGGATATGAATGCCAAGTGCAAAGTTTGTAGTCCAAACAAAAATCCCATCATCATTCAGAGTTGAGAAGGTTAAAGGTCAATTTGACTATGATGCGTCAGTTGTGAAAAAAGAATTTGACGTAAACATCCCAATAGAAGATTTTGAATGGAATATAGGGTTGATCGTTGGTGCATCGGGGTCAGGCAAGACAACTATAGCAAAAAGAGTGTTTAAGGATTTTCAATTGTTTGAAGGCTTTGAGTGGTCTGATAAAACAATAATTGATGACTTTGCGAGCAATTTATCAGCGATTGACATAACCGATTCTTTAAACAAAGTCGGGTTTTCGTCACCGCCAGATTGGCTAAAGCCGTTCAGCGTGTTGTCTAACGGTCAAAGAATGCGGGCTGAGCTGGCTAGATTAATCCTGGAGTGTGATAAGCCAGTAATTTATGACGAATTTACCTCGGTGGTGGATAGACAAGTAGCGCAAATCGGCAGCGCAGCAATCCAAAAGTTTATAAGGCGGGAAAAGAAACAGTTTATAGCTGTGTCTTGCCATTACGACATTGAGCAATGGCTTGAGCCTGATTGGGTGTATGATGCCAATGAGAAACAATTTTATCGGAGGTCACTTCGGCGACCAGAAATCAAAGTCGATATTAGAAAAGCACAGCAAAGCGAATGGAAGCTATTCAAAGAGTTTCATTATTTAGATGCCAGTCACAACAACGCAGCTCACAAATACATAGCAGAGATCAATGGCGAAGCGGTAGCATGGTGTAGCGTTTTGCATTTTCCTCATCCCAAAGTTAAAAATTGCAAACGAATACACAGAATTGTGGTAAAACCTGATTACCAAGGAATAGGCATCGGCGGGAGATTTATGTCCGAGGTGGCTCAAGATTACAAGAAGGCGGGCACTCGGATAAGATTGGTTACATCGGCCCCGTCGTTTATTTATGGGCTATCGGCTTCCAAGAATTGGATGATGGTAAGAAAGCCGTCGAGATTAAAAAACACAGCCAAAAGCGGCGTTTTAGCTGGCACAACATCGGACGCAAGATTAACCGCTTCGTTTGAATTTGTTGGATAATAGTGTAATTTTGTCGCATCTATAAAAGGAAAATCATGGCCACAAAAGACCCAAGAATAGACAAGCTGGGAGTTCAGGGATATAACAAGCCCAAGAGAACGCCGAAGCATCCTACCAAGTCTCACGTCGTTTTGGCGAAGGAAGGAGACGAAGTTAAAACCATTCGTTTCGGTCAGCAAGGCGTCAGCGGTTCGCCGCCACGCAAAGGTGAGAGCGATGCCGACAAAGCAAGACGGGCCAGCTTCAAAGCTAGACATGCAAAGAACATAGCCAAGGGCAAGATGTCAGCGGCTTACTGGGCAAACAAGGAGAAATGGTAATGTGGCCTAAGAAACCCAAGTTGAAAGGCAAGCCAAAACCCAAACCTAAACCCAAGCCGTATTGATATGGCAAACCCTGTAGGAAGGCCGCGATTGAATATCGACCCAGAAGAACTGAAGAAGCTGTGCCATCTCAACTGTACTGTCGAGGAGATAGCTGCATACTTCGGGTGTAATAAGAAAACAATCGAACGCCGAATGGCTGAAGACGAGTCGTTTGCTGAGATCGTTGATAACGGTCGGTCAATGGGGAGGTTATCTGTAAGGCGGCAGCAGTTCAGAATCATGGACGGCGGCAACCCAACGATGGCGATCTGGTTGGGCAAGCAGTTGCTCGGTCAGAAAGAGCACAGCGAGATCGTGCAAGACCACAGGCCGATTCACATTGAGATCGTTAGCCCATACGATGATGCAGAGGATTAGCCCAACCAAACCTCAGTTTGATTACATGCTGACCAACGAGCCATTCCCCGCGCTGGTAGCTGGGTTCGGCGCTGGTAAGACTGAGGCAGCAGTGAACAGGGCAATCATTGGCAAGCTCAGGCACCCAGAAGTGAACAGGGGCTTTTATGCTCCGACCTACGATTTGATTCGCATGATTGCCTTCCCACGGTTTGAAGAAGCACTGGAAGCGCTCAACATTCCGTACAAGTTATATAAGAGCCCGATCAACTACATTGACATCGCTGGGATGGGCAAAATCATCTTTCGGTCAATGGACTCACCTCATCGGATCGTGGGGTATGAGCATGGCGATGCTGATATTGATGAGCTTGACACCATGAAGACCGAGGAAGCGTCTCACGCATGGCGGCAGATATTGGCAAGGAATCGTCAGAAGAAACGCGACGGCTCACGCAATACGATTGGTGTAACAACAACGCCCGAAGGCTTCAAGTTTGTCTATAACACATGGAAGAAGAAGCCAGCCGAAGGGTATAAAATAATCCAGGCGCCAACGGAATCAAACCCGCACTTGCCAGAAGGCTATATACAATCGCTGCGAGACATATACCCAGAGGCATTACTGGCGGCATATCTTGAAGGCGAATTTGTCAACCTACAAAGTGGTACTGTTTATCACGGTTATGATAGAATCGCTTGCAGGTCGTCTGAAATTATGATTGAGGGCGAGCTGTTAATGATCGGAATGGACTTTAACGTCACCAATATGAGTGCCGTTGTATACGTCCAGCGAGGGGCAGAATGGCACGCTGTCGATGAGTTAAAAGGGGTATATGATACGCCGAACATGATCGACATTATATTGGAAAGGTATCAGGGCC